TTGAATGTAAGTTTCGTTATATGGAACGATTTCAATCATGTATGAGTTAGTTTCCTATAGTCTACAGCCGCTTTGATTACCCAATTGCGATTATTGATACTTTTTAGAATTTCTGTGAGTACCTCTACGATTTCTTCTTGCGCTGCAATACGGAGATTTATGTTGATCATTTCATCGTCTGCATCAACATATATCGTAGTTTCTGAATTTAGAGGTTTATTGAGAAGTGGTTCTCGCCCGATTTCTTTTAGATCGTCGGGATTATTTAGATTTCCTCTATAGTATTCATATAGAGTTTTTGTGAGTTTCTTTTTAGTGTATTGGAGTTTTATTAGTTTTGATTTTGCTTTTGTTCTAATTTCAAGCCATTTAGCGTGAAGATTTGGAATATCTATGCTGGAGGTGTCTAGGTTTATTTCGTCAATTTTAGCATCTTTTTTCCACTCTTCCATAATATCTTCAATTTTCATATATTATACCCTCTCAATAGTATAGTTTATATATCTGAAATTTGCGGTACATTCTAGGTATTCTATATCGGATGCGGTTGTATCGAATCTTAGAGTTGTGATAGATTCAGGGAACATATTCTTGAATTTGATTCTAAGATTTGGATTATATTTGCTTGTGAGAATCATCAAGGTTGCATCTGAGTATATCGATTGGTTTCTAGAAGAAGCTTCATATAATCGTCTTTCTTCTGTAGAGGAAACGCCAGTAATGCCTACCATCCAATCGAAAAGTTCGACATAGTTAGACATATCTTCGTCTACTCTAAATGTAACATTGAATGGATCAAATGTCAACTTTTCTCCTGGAATTGGATAGTCGATAAGTGGAGTATTTTTTAGAATTGTTCCTAAAGATGCTCCAGGCAATTCCGCAGATTGAGAGAAATAAGTAACGTTTGGAAGTCGATCAAAGACTAATCTAAAACCAGTCTGACCTAACATATTTTTATTTGTTGGTGAAGTTGCCATTTTTATGCTTTCTAAATATATCTAGTGTCACTATTTATATCTAGGAGATAACATGTATTTTAAATCTTCCGTATATCGGTATGCTATTGTAGATTATGCGAAAGATATGAAAAAAAATCCTTCTAGTGTGAAATCTTATATGGCTAGAAATCCTGAATGGGCTTTAGAGACAGCCTGCACTTATTTGGATAAAAGTGCGGGATTTCCGAGCGAATATCTTGAAATGAAAAATATGTATAAAAAAAAGAGCCCGTAAAGACTCTTTTTAGTTTTCGGTGATTTATCATCACTCTTTTGATTGTAAAAAAATACTCCCAAAAGTTTTCTTCTGGGAGTATTTATTTATGCAGGATAAAACTTAATTGTTCATCTTACATTAGATTTGCAACACCTACAAGGCGATAATAGATATTCTTCTTAGCGCTAGAGACTGCACCGTCAGCGGCGGTAGTTGCAAATGGGTTTGCGACCATACCGTAACGAGTCTTGAAGGCGATCTTTGGCTGGAAGCTATTTTCGCCGATTGCGCGGAACATCTGTAGTGGTACATATGGGCAGTAGAACAAGCCAGCATCGAAGGCGTTAGAGCCTTTATATCCGACTGTTAGATACTGCTTACCAGCGGCACTAGAGAAGTATGGATCAATATAGACGCGAATGTTACCGCGAGTTACACCAGCGAAGGTGTTACCGGTATCGTCTACATTTAGAGTGTTTGAAAGTGCTGGAGTGTAATCGAGTTCGCCAGCAGCACTTAGAGCGGAAGCAACATCAGAAGAACAAATCATGATGTTACCCTTTCCGCGCCGGGTTGCTTTTGCGATAGCATTAGCTTCACGATCAATCTGGAATAGAAGACCTTTGAAGCGCTCTACTGACCAGCGACCGTTTGCATCAACGTCAAGGTCGAAAGTACCAGCAGTTGTAACGTTATCTTGGGCACCAGCAGAAGCGGTTGCGTTGATTGCACGGATTGCATGGCGGTTCATTTCTGCTAGAAGTTCAGCCGAAAGCATGTTAGCAAGTTCGGTTTCAGCGTCTAGCCCGTGAATTGCCTTTAGATCCTGTGCAAGTTCAACAGTGTATTCTGCCTTTAGTGCGCGCTCGCGAGCGGTTACACTGACCTTTTCGACTGATAGACCCATTTCCTGGAATGCGTTACCAGAGCCATCTCCAAGAGCTTCACCGAAAGCGGTTGAGAAACCTTCCTGGAAGCCGTAGCCAGCAGCAGTTGGATCACTTGAAGTATAAACACTATACTGTGAGTTTGCAGACTGGTGAGCGGTGTTACCAGCAGCGGTTGCAGAGAAGTTAGTGTTTGCTTCATTGAATAGGGCTTCTTTGCCAGACTGTGAAGTATAACGTGAACGCATAGCGAAGACAAGCCCGACAGGACCGGTCATTGGCTGTACGCCCATAACGTCATAAGTCATTAGATTTGGCATAGAGCGACGAACGAGAGAGATAAGAACTGGATCGTAAATATCTACCGCGCCATCGCCAGCGGTTGAGCTAGAAGCACCCATTGCGTTGACTGGTGCAGCTTCTAGAAGAGAGGTTAGGCTAACTCTATCGCCTAGACCACCTGTGCGTGCAGCTACTTCCTGGTTTTCAAGAAGTTGTGCGGTAATTGCGCGACGGCGTGAGTCCTTGATTTCATCTAGATCAGGATGTTCTAGGACTGGCTGCCACTTTTTGATTAGCTCTTCGACTAACATTGTTTATTTACTCCTTATTGCAGTATTACTTTTATTTATAAAAATTACTCTTTTGCGTTTGTTTTTTTGCTATTTCCCGCAAAACGAGAAATATTGCGAGTGTATGCTTCCATTGCTGGATCGATACGTGATACTTGAAGTTCTTCTTGTAGTGGTTCTTCTTCATCGATGATAGAATCTAGATCATCATCATCTGAAAAATAACTTTCCTTAAGAGTTTCTAGTTTTTCTTGATAATCTTCTTCATTGATAAAGTTTAGCTTTGTAGATAGATTGCGAAGCTTTTCTTTATCGGCTAGAGAAAGGTCTTCAGAAACTTCAGTGAAAATAGACTCTTTTTGATATGATTCAATTTCTTCTTGAAGTTTGATATTCTTTTCAATTTCTTTATCGACGGTTTCTTCTAGAGTTTCGACTTTTTGTGAAAGTTCTTCTAGAACATCTACACGATCTTCAGGAACTTCAATATAATGTTCTTCAAGAGCCTTTTTGATGGTGCCCATGAATTCTTCTGCAATTTCGGTACGGAGGCCGCCTTCGATTGCAACTCTATTTTCGTTCATCCACTCTTCAACTACGTAGTCGAGATAATTATCAAGCTTTTCTTCCATACCTTCACGGAGAGATACACTTTCTTCTTCAAGAGTAGTTTCGACAGTTTCGGAAATACTTGCTAGAACTTCATTCACTGTAGTAATGATTGCAGCTTCAAAAATTGTAGCAGCCTTCTTTTTGAATTCTTCAGAGAGACTTTCATCCGATGAAAATAGTGCCTTGATATCGTCTTCAATATCAATGTCACCAGCTTCTAGTGGATTGAGTGCTTCTTTGATTTTTGAATTTCCTTGCATAACAATATTCATTTCACCGCCACTCTTGTCGGCTGGACGAGAAGCTCCTGAAGTGCCAACAACTGCATCATAGGCAGCCTTGATTTCTGAAGACTTCATACTATGCATCTTGCCAACCATAGCAGTGATCATACCAACCTTTGTCTTTGGTGAATTACCCTGCTTCATAGGAGTCTTTTCGCCTCCATCTTTATCAGCAGAGCGTTTTGAAGAACCTGTGGTTGCAGGATCAGGAATTTCTGATTCGTCACCCATAGAAGCTGTTTTAGCTTCTTCTAGATCAGTTTCCTGTTCTTCTAAATTTTCTTCATGCATTATTTTAGACTCCTTATAGATATCTTTACTCTTATTTATAAATTATAGAATTTTTAGATTATTGATAAAATTCTCGAAGATTTGTATTTTTTTATCTTCAAGGTTTGCTTTTGAGGTTTCATGAATTTCTTTTTTAGCGCTTTCTAGGTCTTTTTGAGACCATACACCATTTTCATAAATCCACTCCACGTTCTCCATAATACCATTTACAAAAGCGTCTGGCGCTGAAGGATCAGCAACAATATCAGCCGCAGTTGCAAGATAAAAATCTCTTTGTACTTCATTGATACCATTCTTTCTCTTCAAAGAACCCATACCTCTTGAAGAAACACCAAGTGAAGCGCCTTCTTTGATTAGATTTTTTACAATATTTCCATAAGGGCTATCCATAATCTTTGCTTTACCAACAAAGTTGTTTCCATCGACTTTGATTTCTTTGATAAGATGTGACATTCTTTCTAGATTGATGGTAGGTCCCTGTGGATGCCCTAATTCGCCATATGCACGATTTTTCATAACATATTCTTTATTATAACGATTTACTTCTTTTTCTAAAACTGATTTGGGATATATTCTACCATTCCGATTAGGCTTCTCCGCTTGCATGAAGATACCTTCGATATAATAGCTTTTTTCGCCTTCATCGTTTTGTTCTGTAAGGTATTGAATGTCTTCAACGACTTCTGTAATAAGTTTCATGGTAGCTTTCTTTCTTTTAATTTATTTATGTTTTATGATACTGTATGAGTCCCAGAACCGGAAGTATAAGTAGTAGTTCCAGAACCATCTGTTATCTTGATAGAACCCGCAGAGCCATTATTCCCCCCTGTTACCGCACTAGGAGGCGATAAAGTAAAAGATGTAGATACTGTACCAGAATAGTCTGTAGTATTTACAAAAGATTGACCGCCTCGACTTGGTGCACCACCATCTCTAGTGGAATTTGTTCCACCACCGCCACCACCAGTAGAGCCAGTCACAACAGGATCTTGAAATATACCATTACTACCATCTTTTGAACCACTTCCTCCTTGATTAGAAGGTGCATTGTTATTTTCAGAACCTGAAGTTGCGTATCCATTGCTGGTATTGTGTGAGGTTGCTCCACCACCACCTGCGGCAACGACTAAAACTGTATTGTTAGAAGTGATATATACCGCTGAAGAGCCTCCACCGCCGCCTGCCGTTTGGTTGGAATCTTGTGAAGCACCATTACCGCCATTTCCATATCCACTTCCTCCAGAACCCCCTGTGGATAAATTAGGTCCTATAGAACCGCCATTACCAATTATGTAAGATAGGCTTGTGCCCGATGGAATTTGAAATATGCCAAGAGAACGTCCACCAGCTCCAGAAGTAGAATTGCCGCCTGCGCCGTAACCACCGCCACCCGAGCCACCAGTTGATTCAATCGTGACAGACACAGTTGGATTATCGCCAGCACCAATCAACGCTGCTCTAGAAGCTCCAAGCATTAGCTAAAATCCTGTCCGCCTGTGAAGCCGTACCAAGTTGTACCGCCATCAGTAGTGATAAAGGTGAATACATCAGTGGATGAGAGTGTCGAGGTAATTGTAGGTGCAGACCCGCCAGCCCACTCTACCGAAGCAGGCCATGTAACTGTCCTCGACCCTGTACCATCCTGGTTTTGGATAAGCGTAAACGCCCCAGCACTGCCAGAAGCAGGCGGGTTGTTAAAGGTATAGGTGCAGTTACCTGTTAGAGTCAGGTTGAATACGTTGCCGTTTTCTAGGTCAATCGTGTAGGTCGTACCTGTGTTGGCAACTACGGTTGTCTCTGAGTAGTCCTTTAGTTTTGGCCGAGTGACTTCATTATCTTCTACCGATACCGCCCCACCTAACCGAGTTGTCCCATCTACATCAAGTAAGGCTGATGGACTGGTTGTACCGATACCGACATTACCGCTGCTGTCGATGCGCATACGTTCGGTTCCCGCCCCAAACGTCCCGTTGTAAAAGCGGAAACTCCCATCGCCTTCCGACCCAACGTGCCAGTTATTTGTAGCCGTTAGGGAAGCACCATATTCCAGAAGGGCGTAACCAGAAGTGCCGCCATTACGAATGCGTAGTTGCCCATCAACATCTAACGTTTTACCAGGACTGCTCGTACCGATACCAACATTACCGCTGCTGTCGATGCGGAGGCGTTCTATATTGCTTGTGAGAAATTGCATAGAGTTATTAGAGTGATCGTATTGTATTCGGCCCGCAATTGCCCCATCACCAAATGTAATGTATCCAACGCCAGTGGTGGAAGTGTTGTTGATTAGTATTCCCGCTACTCCTGACCCCATCGCAATGAATTGGTCTACGCTTGAATATGTTACGGTGCCTAAATCAGCGGCCCCAGCGAGAACGCTACCAACCACATGAACTGCTTCATCAGGACTGCTCGTCCCGATACCCACCCTTCCGCTATCATCAATAACAACACCGCTATCCTGAACCAGATTACCACCGGTCCCATCCCAGCGAACAATAGCATTATCGGTTGAACTGGCGGGACCGGTTACATCCCCTGGATCACCCTTATCACCGGCTAGACCAATATCAAGGAATACACTGTCACTGTTAGAAAACGGATTGGCTGTGCTTGAAGATGTATTAATAATAGATAGTTTAGTATAACCGGCAGCGTTAGTTACACCTGTAACCTTAAACTGTAGGAAAGATTCCGGGCTAAACTCTTTACGTAGAGTAATCGTACCTAGAATAGATGAAGGATTGTTACCACCTGATAGCAACTGAATAAAAGCAGATACATCGGCTGCATTAGCTTCTTCATCATC